GAACATTTACAAATCCATCGGGTAGCGTCTTTGGTTATGGATTAAGTAGAAGAGGAACTACAAGCGATGAAACTTTAACAAGATGTTATGCTTGGGGTGGTCAGCAAGAGGCTTTAAGCTATCCTACAAGCCTAATTCCCACCTCTGGAGCAACAAGCACTAGGCTTCAAGATATTGCAACCAATAGTGGTAACTCTACTTTGATAAATAGTACAGAGGGTGTGTTGTATTTTGAAGCTAAAACAGATAACCCAAATACAGGCTCAATATCTATAAACGATGGTACTTTATCTAATAGAATTACTGCTAGATTCCGAAGTGATATAAATAAAATACAATTAAACGTTTCAGGTTCAACTAATGATTTCAACTTTAATTCAGATGTTATAACCCTTTCAGATTATAATAAAATAGCTATTGTTTATAACAGTAGTGGGGAATATTATTTCTTTGTGAATGGTGTTAAAAGTAGTGTTCAAATTAAAGGAACTTTTACAGCAGATACACTAACTCAATTAGATTTTAACAGAGGTGGGGGTGGCGAACCTTTCCACGGAAAAGCAAAAGCACTAGCAGTATACAAAGAAGCATTAACAGATGCACAATTACAATCTTTAACAACAATATAAAATGCACATATACAAATTAGTTTTTGATACAGAACAACAAGGCAAACAAGTCTTAATAGATAACAACGTTTGGGAAGAAGTAACAGATGAAGGTGTTACATCAATGCAGTATATCAACGGAACAAAAGGTGTTGTCTATATTGGTAAAGTAATAAAAACACAAGGCACTTATGACCCAGATGGTCACGAGATAACACCTCCAATTTATTACGATGGTGTTGCTTATGATATAATGAGTACAGATGATTTAGACTTTGGAAGTAATGAAGTTTATCCTGCTGACAATGCAGCACATCAATTTTACGGATATCCTAGAAACGCAGAAGTGCCTAAACCTTAACAGATGGATATGCAAGATATAAAATTAGGAGCTTTAAACTTAATAACCTTTATGGTTAGTTTTTCTAATATAGAACAATGGCTAAAATTAACTTTGCTTTTAACATCTATTGTCTACACAATTATGAAAATTATTAATATGAGTAAACAAAATAAAAATGGCTAATAAAATATCAGAAGATACACAAGTACAACTAGACTTAAAAACTATTGGTATTATTGTTACTGGTGCAGTTTCCATTGCATCTGTTTATTTCGCTTTACAATCAGATATAGAACTAGCAAAGCAATTACCAGAGCCAGAGATAAAAAAATCAGAGTATGAGCTAAAAGATGAATTAGTTCGTACTACGATAATAAACATCAATGAAAAGGTAAATAAGAATAGTGAAAAGCTAGACAAGATTGACGAAAAACTATTTCAAATAATAAAAAGATAATTATGAAAACTTTTTTACTTGTAATATCACTTTTATTTTCTGTAAATCTATATTCTCAAGATGTAACCTTATTGTATGTTAATTCAAGTTGGAACAAAAGCAACGATTATAAACATTTAAGCAAACTTAAAAACGTAAGGGTTTTAAAAGTTAATTATGATGACCAACCAAAGAAGTTTAAAGAACAAGTAAAATCTGTACCAGCAATTATATTGTTTGATGAAAATAATAAACTTAAAAGGGTATGGCAAGGTGGTTTATCAATGAGTTTAAATGTAGACCCAAAGGAGATACAAGCAATGATAAATAAAATAAGTAATTATTAAATACTTTTTAAGCAATACATAACAAAAAATAAATATGTCAATTTTAAATGATTCTGTTTTTTTATTGCAACCAACTGGAGTAAAAGAAAGTAAAATTTATTCTACATTTCCAACAAATGGAGATGGCGATTTTACTTTTTCAAGAAGTTCATTAAAAAATAGAATTGCAAAAAATGGATATATTACAAAAGTTGATCAAAACATTCCAAGCCTTTCATATAAAACAATTAGCGGAGTTTCTAATGGTTGCCCACATATTGAAATAGAGGCGCAATCTACAAATTTAATTCCTTACTCAGAAAATTTTAGCGAATGGTCAAGCGTAGGCAACGCAGTTGTAACGGATAATTTTATTGCTTCACCTGACGGCACCAAAAACGCAGCAAAAGTTGTTTTTGATGGCACAACAGACGCAAGAATTGAAATATCGGTTACATCTTCAGGGCAAATAACGCAATCAATATATTTAAGAACTGAAAGCGGAACTCAAAACGTAAGTATTGGCGCCATTTCATCAGATTTATCAGTTGTAACTTTAACAACGGATTGGCAAAGGTTTTCACACACAAGCGCATCCGGAACATTTCCAAGAGTTTTGTGTAGCGATGCCGCAACTATTTATGTGGCCCAAGCACAAGCGGAAAATTCTAACTTTGCATCTTCTTACATTACCTCAAATGAGGGCGCCGCATCTTCAAGAGTTTCTGAGGGATCGTTTAGTTCAAATTTTTCATCTTCAACAACTTTTCCGGCAAATACTTCAACTTTAGTTTTGTGGTTTTCTTATAACGGAAAAAATGGAGATTTTTATAAAATGCTAAGATTTAAAGATTTTTCAGGAGGTAATTCAATGCGCCTTGAAGCATATTCAAGTAACTTAATAAATATATTTGGCGATAATATAAGCGGATCCGGATTAATAAATGGAGGCTTTACTCTACAACCTGGAACGCTTTGTAAAATGGCAATTGCCTATGATGCGACAAATTCTTATATTTATATTAATGGCTCTAATATTGGATTAAATGCACCTACGGGAGTTTTAAATATTATCGATAATATTTACAACGTAAGTTCCAATATGAATAACATAAACATACACAGAATTTCAGTTTTTAATACGTTAAGATCTACCGACGAATTAGTTGAATTAACAACCTAAAAACATAAATAAATAAATTCGTATATTTACACAAAATTAATAACAATAAAAAATAATTTAAATGGCTACAACCGGAGTATTTAACGGAACTAACTTAATTTTAACAGTGGAAGGTGCCACAGTTGGACACACTACAAGTTGTTCAATGTCTTTATCAATGGACACGCCGGAAGCTACAACCAAAGATTCAAACGGCTTTTCTGAGTACATCGGAGGAGTAAAAGGAGGAGAAATATCTTTTGAAGGATTAGTAGTATATGACGATGCGTCAAATGCTATTGAAATGGCTGATTTTCTTTTGGCAAGAACTCAATTAACTTGTGTTTTTGGAACTGCTGAAACTGGAGACGCAGTTTATACTGCTGAGGCGTTTTTATCTAGTGTTGAAATGTCTGCTGAAATGGAAGCTGCCGTAACTTATAGCGGATCTTTAACCATTACCGGAGCAATCACTAAATCAACTAACTAATTAATTTTAGTTTACTTATATAGGGCCGCCGTCAATATTTGGCGACGGCCTTTTTTTACATTAATTTTAAACCTTAAAAAATGACAAACAAAAAAAGAGGTTACATTGACATCAAAGTTGGTAACAAAAACAGAACTCTTCATTTCTCAATGAACTTTTGGTCGGAATTTACCGAGCAATTAGGAATAAGTTTAGCCGATATTGGCGGAGCATTTCAAAACGGAATATCAATAAAAGGATTAAGAGCCTTAGTTTATTCTGCAATTCTAGCAAACGACCAAGAAAACGGAAACGAAATTGATTATAATTTATTTACTGTTGGCGCTTGGTTAGATGAATTGGACGCCGAAAAAATAAATGAGATTGTTGAGGTAATGTTACAATCTAAAATTTTAGGTAATAGTTTAAACGGCGAAACCGAAACTAAGGGAAAGCGTCAGCCGTCAAAGAAGTAGTAAATTTTGAAACTTTAACTGATCATTATATTGGGTTAGTTGGAATTAAGCCTGACAATTTTTGGCGGCAAACCTGGAGAGAAAACGCTTTAATTGCGCAACACTATCACAACAATATTAACTTAAATTGGGAGCAAACTCGTTACATTGCCGTAATGATTCACAACGTGCAATGTGAGAAAAAATCTCAAATGTTAAAGCCTGAAGATTTATTTCAATTGCCTAGTGATATTGTAAGAAAAAAGAAACGCTCAGAGCCTAAGTCTACCAAAAAACAAATGGATGATTTTATGGCAAAATATCAATCAATGACTAATAAAAAGACGCTAAAATAGATGCGTCTTTTTTTTTGTATTTTTGTTTCAACTTATTTAATACTATGGCCGAACAGAATTTAAAAATAAATATTACCGGAGATTCTT